ATAATCACACCAGCATACATTAGTATCTTAACTATCAACTCAGTTTGATCTGTATCATCTATTTCAAAGTTTTGATTAGGAGCGGCGGTGCTATGTAAATATTCACCTCTTGCTCCAACTGTATAATTCCAAACAACGTCTTTAGGTTTTCTAACATATTCTACAGTGTATTTACCTTCAGCTACTGTAGAAGCTTCAGCTGGAAGTATTTTAATTTTTTGTCCTTCTTTATAATATATAGGCCAGTCTAAAGATGGCGATGTTAATCTAGATCTTCTGTTTAAATTAAATTCATGTCTAGTAACTTGTTCTATTTCTACAGGTAAATATGATAAATTATTAAAATGTATAGTACCTAATCTATGAACTTTATCTGTTAATGTAGTGAGATCTCCTTCTCCTAATTGAGAAGTAACCGCAACAGCTATATCTTCTTCTGTTTCAAATCTAGCTATTTTTTCTTGTAATAATTTTATCCTATTAGCGTACTCGCTAGAGTTCTCTCCAACTTTTAATTGTTGATTTAAACTTTCAAAATAACTTTCAAATATTTCTAACTGAACTTGCGTACCTATTTGGTTAAATTCATAAGGCGTTAAATAACCTCTTTGTTCTTTATTAAGAATACTTAATACTGTTTTGTATACTGTATTTACGTTAATGTTAGCCATATAAATTACTTTAAAAAAGGGCTACCAAACGTAGCCCTTATGATTATAATCACTTGTTATTTTAGTTTTTTCTCTATAGACTTATACACTTCTATACCTTCATCTGTTTTAAACCATGAAGCTAAAGCTGTATATGGATGTTCATCAAATGGAACAGTCATAAGCTTACGTCCATTGCTAGCCCAAGAGAAAGTTTTATTATCTGAAGATAATTTTATTATTCTAGCTTCAGTAGCGTTTATACCAAAGTTTCTTAACACTACGTTTTCATCTTCCGATAAGTTGATGAATAGTCTAGGATTACTCTTAGCGAATAATAATAAATCTCTTTTTAATTCTTTAGAACTTAATTTACTTACGTGAGAACCTTGTTCTACCCTTAAAATTGCTTCTGCTTGCTCAATATCCATTTCATAAGCTATATTTAAAGCAGCCACTTCATATTCTAGTTCTTGAAAGTCATCTTCAGCTTCAACTATTGGATCATATTTTTCAAATATCACACCATTGTGAGGATGTTTTTCTAGGAACTCTTGAAGGTTTCTTTTTTCTTTGGGAACCATTAAATGACCCTTGTCAAATATGATATGCTTTAAAGTTGCTGGTCCTTCTTGTTCGTCTACAAATACACTCTTTTGATTTGTAGCATACCTCAACTCTCTTTCATATCCCAAATCTGGATCAAACCAAACCAATGGGTATCTTCTTGAATGTCTAGAAGGTATAGTATAAGTTAAAGGCGTTTTGTTACCTAGTAAGTAATAGTTTTTATCTTTGTATTCCCAAGATTTTTTTTCTTGAGATTTTTTTTGTTTTGTTTCCATAATATAATATAATATAATAAGTAAAAGACCCCGCCGAAGCGGGATCATTGTTGTGTTTTAATTTTATTGAACCTCTTCAAGAGTTATATTGATTATACCTATGTTTGGGTATGTTTCAAAATAACCTTTAAGTGTATCATTTAAAATTGGCATTGATTTTGGTTCTTGCCAAGCGTCTCTAAAACAGTGTGATATTTTCATTGATATTTCTTTGAATAATATCTCATCTGCACTAACAGAACCGTCAAGTCCGCTAAACGCTATTTTATAACCAAACTTTTTAGTACCTGATCCAGCTATACTATTAGTTAAGTAAGTAGCAACTAACTGATCTGTGTCAGATCCATACCATCCTATCACTGTACTAGCATCCATATATTTTTTACCACTATTTCCATTATTGAAAGCAGTTGGAATATACATTGCAGATGGTAAGTCAGATATATTAGTAGGTATAGTGAAAGTTATATCAAACGCACCTGTTGCTATATTGTCAGCAGCAGTAAATGAAAATGTAACAACATCTCCAGGTTTGTAATTTTTACCAACTCTAGTTATAGTAATCTTTGTTATAGCTGGTGAATTGTCAGTTGTAAATAGTAACTGTAAACCAGAACCACTACCACCTGTACCAATTTTATTAGTTGTATTAGGCCCTTGTATATTTCCAGTAGCACCAGAAATATCAAAAGCACTTTGAATAGGCGCCGCATCTTCATAACCGTTTCTAAAAACTAAGTTATCAACGCAGTTTGTTTTTATTAAGTTTTGCATGTTATTTAGTTTTTATTCCGTCAGTAACGGTAAGGTTTGTTGACTTATTTGCACAGGACCAAATTCACTGATTGGTTCTATTATTGATTGAAGATCTGCAATAGCTAACGGCGTTAAACTGTTTTCTACTATAGCAGCTTCTACTTCATTAACCATATCTTGAGTAACTGCATTTTTACCAGGGTTTAGTTCTAAACCGTAAATTCCATTTGCGTTAGAGTGACTAGGTTGGAAAAGGATCGTAAATGCAGATCCAACACCACCATAAGTCTCAATAGTTGACCTAATAGTTACATATCCTGCTACATTGAAATATACGTCTACTGCTTTTGCATTAGGGTCTCCTTCTTCAGTATATGATTTTAGCTTTATTATATTTTTCATAATTTTTATTATTTAAAAGATTAATAAAGAGAGTGACAAAAAAGCCACTCTCATTATAAAAATATTAAGCTCCTTTAAATAACACGAAGTTATTTGCAGCTTGCGTAACTAAACATCTTTCAGATAAGAAGTTAACTCTTAATACATCTAAATCAGTAGTATAAGCACCACCAACAGATCCTGTGATCCAAGCTTTGAATCTTCTATCTTCTGTTTCAGAAGCTCTATATCTTACGTGTAAGAAAGGTCTTCTGATATTAGATCCCATCATTTGGTCGTATACTGTAGATGTACCAGCTGGTATCATAACACCATCAATAGCGTTATCTAATCCTCTAGTAGTAGCATCATTTAAGTATTTCCAATCAGTTTTGTAGAAGTCATAAGAACCTCTTCTGAAACCATTGAAACCAAAGTTAAGAGCCATTTCAGCTTCGTTATCGAATAAACCGAAAGAAGCAGACTGTGTAGAAGCAAAAGATCCATTTACAGCAGCTAACATATCGTCAAAGTCAAGAGCAGTTTGTCTTGATAAGAACAACATATTTTCTTCTATAGCACCTTGCTTGTCTAATTGCTTTAAGATCTCATCAAAGTCTCCTAATGCACCAGAACCTGGAGCAGCAGCACCAGCAAAACCAGAGTATACATTACCTCTTGTTTCGATAGCAGCAAATAAACCTTCAGTACCTTTAATGTTTTGAGTAACTGGACCACCAGTTGGTTTAAAGTTACCACCAAAAGCAACAGTACCTGTCATTTTCTCACCTTCAACCATAGCCATTTCAAGATAATCTTCAAATCTTAATCTTGTTTCAGCTTCAGCTTTTAGATACCATAAGTATCCAGATGTTCCATCTTCAGTTGCAACTTCAATCCAGCCAATTTGAGCAGCATCAGAACCACTCAACTCATAGTTATCTTTTAAGATAATTGGAGAGTTATTGTAAGTTGTAACACCTGGCTCAATAGCACCAGACATTCCGTCACTTCCTTTTGGAAATTCAGAACCGTATACAAATAAGCTATTAGAACCTGAACCTGTTACAATACCACCTGGGATATTAGCAAAAGTACTTTCGTATAATTCACACTCTAACACGTAACCATTAGCGTTGTTTAATCCAACAACTAAAGCTTTAACAGTTACTAATCCTGTAGCGTTATCAGAAATTAAAATTGTATTACCAACTCTAACACCTGAAGTACTTGGATTACCATTACCTGGAGTAATAGTAACTAAACATTTGTTACCACCACCATTAGCAGCTACTTCAACAGTATCATACGCTACGTGTAATCTATTTTGTTCAGACCAAATTACTTGATCCGATGTCATTGGCATTTCAGCGCCAACCATTCTTAGGAAACCACCTAAAGTTCTGTTTCCATATCTTTCTACCTCTTGTTCGTACAATTCTGGTAGATATTGCTGTGTCCATTGTTCTACACCTGCTGGTAAATTGTTAAAGTCAATGTAATTGTCTTGAACAGTTACCTGATTTGGCATTGGTTTTAAACTTGGTGGAACAGCTCCTCCTGATAAACTCATAGTTTAATTTTTTATTATGTTCTTTTTTTAATTTTCAACTTAGTGCTATCTACGCCATTAATAGCTCTAACTCTCCATCCATTAGGCATCACTTCACCCTGTTCACCCGATCTAGGGTTTTGATTAATGTTTTTTGAATTTTGAACTATATCTCTAGTCGCATCAGCTTTGCCTTGCTCGTAGAAATGATGTGCTATTTTATCAGCGTTTCTAGCAGTGTAAAGAGCTTTGTGATAACCAGCATAATCAGTTACATTTCCGTTTTCATCCATAAATTTATTAGAAAACTTATTTATATCTATTTGATTATCTGCTATATCTCTTGTATTAGAAACTTTATATCTAAATTTTTTATCTCCAACTTCAAAATCGAAACCTTCAAATTTTTCTTGAAAATAATCTTTAGTATTGTTTATAAACATATTTCTCTTTTCCTGCATAGATGATTGCTCATCGTTGTATCTATTGAAAAAGTCCATAGCTTTCTGTTGTTCTTTAGTAATAGATGGCCTCAACTTGATTTCATCATAATATTTACTTTTCATTGTGTCCAGAAAAGTTCGGGCTTTAGCAACTTCTTCTTTGTATTTAAGCTTCTGCTTTCTTACAAATCTTTCTTCGTCCACTTCCTCATCAAATCTAAAGTTATCTTCCATTAGAAAACTAACTTCATCATCTGTTAAGTTCGGTCTAGTCTTTTTATAATATTCTCTCACTAATAAACTATCATCATATTGAGAGTAATCTTTGTTTAATACAACATAATCTTCTACTGATCCTCCAGTTTCCTTCATAAAAGCAACAAGTTTTTGAACATTGTCTGGTAATTTTATTTCAGGTTTCTCTATAGGCTTTTCAAAGCTTTTAGGTTCTGGATCTACATTGTCGTATTTTTTATTCTCGTGTATTTCAACTATCTCTTTCTGTGTAGTTTCGCTAGGTTCTTTTGTTGGTGCTTCTGACTTAACTTCTTCAAGTTCAACTTTTGGTTCTTCTGTTTGTTTAGGAACGGGTTGTTCTTCTGGTTGTTTTTGAACGGCATCTTCTACTTTTTTAATTTCTTCTTTTTCTTTTCTTAAGTTAACTTTATTAACCTTGTTTTTAGTTTGAGTTAGTTTTTTTGGTTTTTTCTTCATTTTAAACTCACCCTCTTGAGGTACATCTTTGTTTTCCATAATATAAAATATAATAATTAAATGTTAAGCGCTGTTTCACCTGATTCGTTTTCAAAGTCGATAGGTGTAAGATCATTTTTCTTTTGATCTATCATTGCGCTTTGTTGTGTTCCAACGATTTTAGTTCGTTTATCTTTTCTGTTTTCTATTTCTTGTTCTCTTTCAGACTCTCTGTTTATTTTTTGCTGACCCAATTGCATGTTATAATTAAACTCAAGCTCCATTAATTCTCTTTTTATTTGAGCTTCAACTCTCATTCTTTCTATTTCAAATTGAGATTTTCCTTTTGCAACTTTTAAATCAACATCCATAGTTGCTTGCTTTTTCTGAACTTCTGCCATTGCAGCAGCTTCACTAGCCTGTGCATTAGCAGCACCTTGGGCAGCTATGTTTGCTTCGTTAGCTTCTTGCGCTGCTTTAGCAGCTTGCTTACGTTTTAGCTTAATCATTTGATTAGCTAATTTCAAGTTGTTGATTTGCCTAATATCTATAGCGTCTTCTAAATTTATACTTCCACTTGCTATAGCTGCTTGTATATTTTGCTCTAGTTGATCTTTTTCTTTGTCATCAGGAACTAAATCAAAATATATACCATAATCATATAGATGCATATCTTCTAAGTCATTTAATTGACCTACATTCCAAGTTGATATACTGTTTTTAAGAGCTTCATTTGTTAATTCAAATTGTAAAGCGTCTGACGTTCTTAGTACTATATTCTCACAAGTTCTTATAGTTAAATATAAATACGAATTTAATATGTGTTTAGTAGCAGTATTACTATTAGCTGCTGCTAGTTTCTGTAAACCTACTAATGAGTCTGAATTAGGCATACTACCGTCTCTAGCCTCGTTAAGTCCGGTAACATCTCTTATCATTTGTAAGTAATATTGATAAGTAGATATAAGTGATTGTATTTTATTACCACCTGAGCTAGCTTGTAATTCTTGTATAGGTATTCTACCCGGATTTGGATCTCCTTCTTGAGTCATCGACCTACCTAATATACTACCAGTTTGAAAGTACATATTTAAAGCTTCCTTAGCATTATAACTAGTACCATTACCTAAGTCCACTTCTGCTAAGCCATCAACATCTAAATACACGCCATCTGGTATAACTTTAGATATAACTTGTTGTATCTTCAAATGAGTAAGTTGAATCATATCTGCAAAGCCCATCATTCTACTTACTAAACTTTCTATTCTACCCATGTATAATTTAGGAGCGCAGATATTATAATTCATATTAACTTTAACCAGATTTGACTTTGGCCTAGTCATGTTTTCAGCCATCTTCCACTGTAGCATCATATCATAACCTAAAACTTTTACACCACTATATAAAACTTCTATTGATCTAGAAACTTTATCAAAATTTTCATTTGGCTCCGGATTAAAAGTGTCTGGTTTTTCTAACGACTTTTCTAAACCTGTTGGTGTTTTCTTAATTTTAAAAACTTGATCACTATAAGTTTTGTATTCAAAGTATAGTAAATATATTGCGTTTCCATCTTGTCTACCATTCCAGTTGTATAAGAAATTACTATTACCTTGGTATCTTTGAAGTTCTTCTAATTC